TCTATACGGTTAGGTGGTCTTTTTGTATACAAATTTTAAGGACGCGAGGTGAATACGATTGACTGATGTATATTGTGAAAAGAGAAGATGCCTAAATAATGTGAAAGGTTGGTGCAAGGCTAATGGAATTTATATTGATCACATGTGTAAATCGTATGCGCCATCACATTCGTTAGTAAAAACAAAAACCGCAAAGGTACATAAGGAATGCGGAAAGTATAAACAAAATAAAGGGGTTCTGAAGTAGCTAGGGGGTGAGATAGTGGCTGCATTAGCAAATAAACGACATGAAAAATTTTGTCATGAGTACATCAAAGATATGAATGCGACACAAGCCGCTATTCGAACTGGTTATTCTGAGAAAACCGCCAATAGAATAGGTAGCCGATTGTTGTCAAATGTTGATATAAAAACGAGGGTCGCAGAATTACGGGAAGCCTACTTCAACGAAAACATCATGACGGCTCAGCAGGTCGAGTATGAGTTAACAAGAATTGCCCTGGGGCTCTCAAATGAAAAACACGTCGTTATCGAAGGTACAGGGGAAGGATATTCCGAAGCTCGAATTATCGATAAACCACCTGACGAGAAGTCGAGACTAAAAGCACTGGAGCTAATGGCTAAACGCCATAGAATACTTAGCGGTGATACAACTATCGATATTAAGCCTGTACTCATCGTAGGTGGTGACGATATTGCAGACTAATAGAGTGTACTTGCCTGATATAGTAGGCAAGGGGTATGGCGCTTTTTGGAAATTCAAAGGGCGTTATAAAGTAGTCAAGGGCAGTCGTGCCAGTAAGAAGTCTTCTACACAGTCTCTAAAAGTTATTATGGAGATAATGGAGAACCCTTGTATAAACTGGCTAGTCGTTCGTAAGACAGAACGGACTTTGCGAGACAGTTGTTTCGCGCAACTCAAATGGGCTATGCGCCAGTTAAAGGTAGAGCGGTACTTCAAATGTTCCGTATCGCCACTTGAAATAACATATATTCCAACAGGACAGAAGATTCTATTTCGTGGTCTCGATGATCCTTTAAAGGTAACATCCATTACTGTTGAAGTTGGGGCGCTGTGTAGGCTATGGATTGAAGAAGCTTACGAGATTATGAGTGAAGATGCCTTCGACCGACTGGATGAGTCTATTCGTGGCCAGTTGCCTGACGGTTTGTATCACCAGGTAGTCTTAACTTTTAACCCGTGGTCCGATAGGCACTGGTTGAAGAAACGATTCTTTGATGAGCCTAGTGAAAACGTGCTAGCCATGACTACGAATTACCTGTGTAACGAGTTCCTGAGTAACTCCGACTTAGTATTGTTCGAAGAGATGAAGAAAAACCCTAAGCGGTACCAAGTAGCAGGGCTTGGCAACTGGGGCGTTGTTGAGGGCCTGGTTTATGAAAACTGGAAAGAACAAGAGTTCAGTATTGATGAAATACGCAAGTTACCAGGGGTCAAAGCTATATTCGGCTTGGATTTTGGTTATACTACAGACCCGACAGCTCTCTTCTGTGGTGTCGTTGATTCTGCAGAACGAAGACTGTATGTGTTCGATGAGCTCTACGAACACGCTCTCACTAACAGTGCAATAGCTGAACGAGTAAAGCGTTTGGGATATGCGAAAGAGGCTATTATTGCTGATTGTGCCGAGCCTAAAAGCATAGCCGAGTTGAGAGAATTTGGATTGACTCGAACTCGGGCATCTAAAAAAGGTGCAGATAGTATTCTGAATGGTATACAGCGCATCCAGGATTATGAAATTATAGTGCACCCTAGATGTGTTAACTTTCTTACAGAAATCAGCCAATACCAATGGGGGAAAGATAGATTTGGTAAGTATACCGGCAAGCCTGAAGATGAAAATAACCATTTAATGGATGCTATGAGGTATGCATTTGAGAAATTTGCTGTGGTTAAAACCGGCAAAGTTGATATTTATTAGGAGGCTTATTACATGGCTATATTAACCAATATGCGTAATAGCGAATATGAGTTACTGCATGACGCTTATTACGGTACCGGAATGTTTGCAGCTGGTGGTGCATTACAAAAACACCCTAGGGAAAGTTCTGCAAATTACACCTTTAGACAACAATTATCTTATTTCCTAAATCATACTGCACCTATCATTAATGCGTGTGTAGATCCCATTTTTAAAGATACGATTTCTCGTGATTATAACGAAAGTGAATTATTTGAAACATTTCTTAATGATGTAGACCGATTAGGAACTACACTTCAAGAGTTTATGCGTTATAATGCTACGCAAGCCAAAATATATAGCGTTATGTATATTCTAGTCGATAATGTATCTGAAATAGGCGAAACAGTTGCCGACCAAGTAAATAATAGGCAACTACCTTATTTGGTCGCTATTGAGCCAAAAAGCGTATATAAATGGCTTACAAATGATATTGGCGAACTTGATTTCTTTGCATACTCAACAACTGTATTTGATGATGAGGGACAAGCAAAAGCCCAGTACCATGAATGGACACGAACATCTTGGACATTGAAGAACGATGAGAAAAAAGTCATTGCTACTGGTGATCATAATCTTGGCAAAGTTCCAATCGTTCAATGGTTTGGTCGTTCATCTCGTAAAAATGATATTCTACCTCCACCAGAATACTTGACTCAAGCTAAAACAAATCATCAAGTGTATCATCTATGTTCTCTATTAACTCAAATACTTAATATGCAGACTTTTAATACATTGACACTACCGGATAACGGGCAGGGCGTTGATGATATTACGCTAGGTACAAATAATGTGTTGTTGTACCCTGCAGAAAGTAGCCATGCACCGGCTTTTATTGCACCAGATAGAGGTCCGGCAGAGATTATCATGGCGGTAATTAAAATGCTTGTCGATGATATGTATCGCCTATCCGGCATTAATTCTGTAATAGGTGTACAGGAGGCAAAAAGCGGTGTCGCTAAGCAATGGGACTTTGAACGTACAAACCAACGCTTGGCAGACTTCTCCGTACAGTGTGAAAGTGCTGAAAACGATATTATTGAATTGTTTGAGCTATGGACAGGCACGAACGTAAATTATAAGTGTGATTATCCTCGTGAATTCAAAATTAATGATATTGCAGATAGCCTTGCGCAATCTCAGGCCGTGTTAGATCTTGGACTAGGCAGCAACACTCTTAAAGTTGAAACAGGCAAAAAGGTATTGGACAGCTACTTGCCTAATATTGAGCCTGAAACGTTCGATGAAATTGTTGCAGAAATTGAAGAAAGCGTTCAACGACAGGAGCAAGATGAAACATATCATAATGACGAAGTAGAGGGCGGTGCGGAAGATGAGAACGCAAAGGGAGATAAACAAGGCGATAGATAGCTTTGAAAATGAAGTCAAAGTACAGTTATCGCTAGGGCTTACGCCCAACGAGGCAGTTAGAAAGGCATATGCGAAATATCCTGTTATGGATATGATGAAAGCTACGTTACAAGCTGAATTGGTTAATACTTTTATGGCAGGGTATGGCGATAATGTTCCATACTCCGCAAAAAGTATCTCACAGGCTATGTCTGAAAGTTGGGCGAGTGATGATCTTACACTTTCTAAACGTTTATATAGACGGTCGAGTACCATAAGAAATGAAGTAGCTGACACAATTAAGCAGGCATTAAAAACAAATAAGACTGTAAAAGGGTTAGCAAAATCAATATTCGATGGCTATGGTAAAGGTGGTATAATTCCGGAGGCTAGCATACCTAAGTTTTTAAGTAAGTTATCCGATATAAACATAAGTGGTGAGGCTACTCCAGATGCTAAGCGTAAGGAACGTGAGTTATTGCGTAGCGTTAAAGGTAAAATAGCAAGGCTTGATACTCCTTATGTTAGGGCTGCATATAATGAAGTAGCTGCAGCCGTTGAAGATGGCAACGAAGTTAGATTGCAAAAAGCAATTTATAGTGCCACGCAAGAAAAAGCACGTTATCATGCTGAGCGGATAGCACGAACGGAAAATGCAAGGGCTTACGCTGACGGACAGATGAATAGATTTCTTGACGATGATGATATCGTCGCTTTTCAATGGAAGTTATCAAGTAGGCATCCTCGGTATGACATATGCGACTTTTATGCGAATGCTGATCTATACGGACTTGGCAAAGGGGTTTATCCAAAGGATAAGTTCCCTCGACTGCCTGCACATCCGCATTGTATGTGTCATATTAAGCCTTTAACCGAACTTGATATTGATGTTAATAAAAGACATACTAACCCTGAACAGGCAGGGTTAGAATACATAAAATCTTTGTCTAAGAAACATCAAGAAGTGTTGCTCGGTGTTAATGGCCGTGAACAGGTCTTAACTGGCAAAGAGACATGGCAAAACATTGCAAAAGGTTGGACGTCTAATACTTTCAATGCAAGGGCTCCTGTTATGTCGCAAGAAATGCCTAAAAATACTGTAAAACTACACCCTCCAAAGGGAGGCAGTATAAACTCTGATTATATTATTGACACAAACGTTATAAACAATAAGGCGTATCGTGATAAATATAACGAATTAGGCTATTCAAAAAATATAACTAAACTAATATATTCAGAATGTATAGCATGCTTAAATGCTGCAAACGGTTATAATCGAGAACGTGGCATAATGATTGATTTAGCAACAGAAACAACTGGTAAAGAAAATATTGGCAAAATAGGTTCAGACAACGTAGGCATTTATTTTCCTAATAATGATAAAACACCAATAAATCAGTATGTAGTAATACATAATCACCCTAAGAACATTACTTTTTCTACCACTGATATAGAAAGTTATTTAAGAAACAGCAGTGTTCATAGTGCTGTTCTGGTCGATAGTATGGGTAATGTATATCAAATAAAAAATATTAATAGAAGTATAGATATAGACGAAGTTGTAAAGGATATGAAGTCGTTGTATAATGGTATTAAGCAATATCAATCGCCATGGAAATCTATGGAGGCAGTTATGCAAGGGCTTGTAAAAAAGGGGGTTTTAGAATATGAAGAAAAATAAGCCTAAAAAAAATAAAAATATACCAATCTTATTGGCAGATGATAGCCAATACGCTGATTTACCTGTAACTAAAAATCCTGATAAAACAATTACTAAAGAAGAACAGGAACAAATCGACGAAATGTTAAAAAAATATAATTTTTAAGCACATGCATAGTTGCATGTGCTTTTTGTTTACGCCCTTTCATGTGTGATGATTGGGCGTATTTTTATTGATGTAATTAGGCGGAGGCCTATTACATATAGTTTTTATCATGTTATTACGGAGGTTACGACATGAACATCGCAGAAGTTTATCAAGCACTCGAACAGTTGGAGAACGGTCAAGATCTTATCACAGCTATTAAGGGGGAGACGTCCCGTCTTAATAATGAGGCTAAGACAACACGTGAAAAACTACAACAACAAATCACGGAGTTAACCGGTGAACGTGATACGTTGACAACTCGTGTTACCGAATTAGAACAGTCGGCAGGGGCCAATACTGGTGCTAATTCTCCAGAATACAAAACACTCGAAAAGCAATTAAAGGCCATGAGTGAGAAGTTTGAGCTTGCAGAAACTAAGGCAAAAGAGGCTGAGACAAAGCGTATTCAATCTGAAATTATGGCACAAACACTTGACGCCTTTACTAAGGCAAATGCGGTAGATCCGCAAGAGTTTGCAAGATTGGTTGCCAATGACATTAAAGTACAAGCCGATGGCACTTATGGTTACGAAAAAGAAGACGGCACAATTGGATCTATTCAAGACCGTACAACTGAATGGTTGCAAGGTAAGACATGGGCCGTTAAAGCTACAGGCAATACAGGTAGCGGACAAGGTGGCAATAGTGGTAATGGCGATACTATAATGAATGAATTCGCTGCAGCAGCAGGTGTGAAACTTTAATTATTTAACTAATGGAGGCTATACAAAATGGCAATTAACACACTTCAATATTCTCAACAATTCCAAACTGTGCTTGACGCACAAATGTTGGCAGGTGCAACAACTGCTTTTATGGAGGCTAATGCAGGCCAAGTAAAGTATGACGGTGGCGATACTGTACATATCCCAGAAATTAGCATGCAAGGTCTTGCGAAATACGACCGTGATGAGGGCTTTAATCAAGGTTCCGTTACTTTGAAATTTAACCCTTACAAAATGACACAAGACCGTGGCCGTACATTCCAACTTGACGCAATGGACGTTAACGAAACTAACTTCGTTGCAACTGCCGGCACTGTAATGGGCGAATTCCAACGTACACAAGTTATTCCGGAAATTGACGCTTATCGTTATTCTAAAATTGCTGCGTTAGCAACTGCAGCAAATAAAGTTACAGCTAGCTTTACTCCAACAGCAACAACTATTTTAGAAAAATTAGAAGAAGAAATTACAAATATCTTGGACGTGGTAGGCGAAAACGAACCTCTAATTGTTGTAATGTCTACGAAACTACGCACAATGTTAAATAATTCTGATAAATTTAACAAATTCCTTGATGTTACTACATTCCAAAATGGTGCAGTAAATACTAACGTTAAATCTTTTAACGGTGTACCTATCTTAACGGCTCCATCTGCATGCTTAAAAACTCAATACGTGTTCGCAGACGGTAAAACAGCAAACCAACAAGCAGGTGGCTTTAAAGCTGACACTGGTGCAAAGGACATCAACTGGATCATCATGCCACAACGTGCACCTATTGCGGTATCTAAAACAGACAAAGTACGTATTTTCACTCCTGAATTAAACCAAAAGGCGGATGCATGGAAAATCGACTACCGCAAATATCATGATTTGTGGATTCCAAAAAATCGCTTTGCTGCAATTCGTGTTAATACTGGTGCGTAATTAAGGGGTGTTTATAAATGACAAGACTTGTACGTTTTAATGAAGTTCAATACGTAGAAACAGATTACGATATTGAACGTTTAATGTCCGAGGGCTTTGCAGTTGAAGAGTTGGAAGAAACAGAGCCAACTGACGATACTGAGGACACAGAAGAAAAGCCTAAACGTGGTGGCCGTAAGAAAGCCGAGGCGTAATCATGTTACCTGCTGAGGTGTTCGAAAGACGGTTGAGACAGGCCGTTAAAACGGGCACCTTTATGGTGCAAGATGAGGCACAGGCAAAGCATAACTTTACATCTAGGACAGCCAATTTAGAACGTGCTATTGATACACGGTTCGACTTTAATAATGGCAATAATATTGGGGTTGTATATCTTGATGATAGGGCTGCACCTTATGGGGTGTTTGTCCATGAGGGTACACGACCTCATATTATTCGTCCTAAGACAAAAAGTGTTTTGCGATGGGCACCTATGGCCGGTAATGGTTTTATATTTTCTAAAAAGGTCCATCATCCGGGAACGAAATCTGATCCATTCTTATATGAGGCTATTAATCGTAAACGTGGCGATGTGTATGCTACATTCGCAAAGGCTACGAATATGGCACTTGAAGATATAAGCAATAGCGATTGGCTTGGAAAGACAGACCGTGAAATTAGAATTCGATTATAGGGGGCTCAAATGTTATACGACTACACGGAAATGCAGTTCACCGATGAGCTATTAGGCAAAGAGGTACTGCCACAACATGTCGAACGTGCCGAGCAAGGACTATATGCATTCGCTAAGCGTTTAGGAGTTCCACAAGGCGATGTAATTAGAAGTTATCTAGCAGATGAGCTAGTTCAACTATATACATATCGTTTTGTATGCTTTGATAAAGCTTATGCACTGCCGGGTGCTTATACAAGGGACGGTTCGACAGATGATTTCTACAGTAAGAAATTATTATATCTTGATGAACGCATTAAGATTTTAGAAAAGCAGATAACTCCGGAAGATTTGACAGGCGATGCGAAAAGGTATGCTCGTTATCGTACCGTTGAAATATACAGGGGGTAATATGTGGCTAGAACTAATGCAACATATTAAATCTACTATCAACAATAGCGGTGCTGCATTTAATGTCATGCTAGGTGCTATGCGACCACAAGCGGCGAAAGTCGATGAAAATGGCGTTATCATGATTATTCGTGGGGAAACTACGAGGGGTGATAA